TGTACGCGGTGGTGTAGTAGCCGATGCGCCGCAGATGGTTCTGCAGCGCGATCGTCGAGAAGTGACCGAAGCTGCCGTCGATTGCCATCGTGTAGTAGCCGAGCTTGGCGAGGTAGCGCTGCAGCGCCTTAGCGGTCATGGGGCCGAAGCTTCCGTCGATGATGCCGTTGTAGTAGCCGAGGGCATGGAGCCTTGTCTGCAAAGCCTTGCACGTGACGGTGCCGAAGATGCCGTCAACCAGGAGCTTAACTGCTTGCTCCTTGGCGTACGTCGGGCGGATGACCGTCATGACCTCCGACCACTTGCGCGTGCGGCGTCCGACCTTGTTGGACACGTTGCCGTCGATGCTCGTGATCGTGCGTGCGCTCGCGTCGATGGACTCCACCATGCCCACGTGGTCGGCGTTCTGGTTGGAGTCCCAGTTGAAGTAGACGATATCCCCGGGCTTCGCCGCAGCGACCGCCACGGCCTTTCCCGCAGCCACGCCAGCGTTGCGCATCGTCGGGCAGTAGACGCCCGGCAGACCAGCGCACTCCGCGCCTGCCATCTTGACGATGCACGACACGAAGCACGCGCACCAGTTGCCGCTGCGGAACTCCGAGAAGTTGCGCGAGTAATAGGCGTAGAACGTCGACGCGCCGCTGCCGATGTAGCCTGCGGCGAGCTTGGCTGCCTGAGCGCCCGTCATGGTCATGCTGCATCACCCTCCCCGTGCAGCCCGTCCTTGGAGTGGAGGAGCATCTGGTACCACGGCGCGTCGCTAATCTCGGGATGCATCTCCGCGAAAATCTCCAACAGGCTCCAAAGCTCCATCAGCGCCAACGACACGGTGACGGTTATCAGCACGGGCTGGTATCCTAGCTCCAACCCGCCCAACAGCATGCCGTCCACCACGTCGGCGGCGAGCACTATGCCAAAATTGGACAGCTTGCGGATTAGCCCCGCCCGAAACTCGTGCGAGGAGAAATCGCGCTGGACGAACATGGCGTTAACGACGCCAAACGCCACGTCGAGCGCCGCGAGGACGAAAAGCGCGACGATAGCGACCTGCGCCCGCCCGTCGCGGACGGGCTGCAGGAAAACGTCGATTGATGTTGGCATGTGGTCACCCGCTAGCTGGTCGTAATGACAACGAACGGAGAAACTTGATACATTCCTTCGATGGGAATCATCGCGCATGAGGAAGTACCCGGCATAGCAGGGAAAAGTACAGCGCTGTATCCGATAGCTGGCCTTCCTTCAGTGTCGAAATCATATCCGGACGGAAGCGTATATTTAAGGTTTCCACCAGCGGGGCAGTCTTTGACCTTTATGCCGTAGACGGTTCCTCCATTGAACTCATTGGTGGTTCCCTCGATTTCTAGCTGTGTATACGTCGGAGTTCCACCTGAGTAACCAGAGACGTATTCTACCTTGCTCGGGACAACTTCACCCTTCATGTTCCATAGGTATACATCCGTGGTGGCACCACCGCCTCCGCCGTGCGCGTACTGGGCGAGGGCGAGAATCGCGCCCGCGTTGGTCTGCGGCACGTCCACGTCCTGCGCGGCGAGCACGTCGGCGAGAACGTCCAACGAGGTGTTCACGGTGCCGTCGTAGCGTGCGCCCATGTCCTCGTCGGCGATTGCCGACGCGACGGCGAGGACGGCCTCGGCCTTGGTCTGTACGGTGGTTGGGATGGTGTAGCTCATGTGTCCTCCTTAGTTAGAAGTCGTACGCCGTAACGTAATACCCGGGATTGCCGCCCGTGGTGGTGGCTGTGATGGTGTTTCCGCTGCGCGTGAAGTTGATGGCACCCATGCCCGCGATTTTAAAAACGGTGTCGCCCGTGGCGAACGCGATGCCGTTCAGCGTCGGCGTGCTGTTGTGTATGGCGAGGATGGTGTACCGCCCCGCGCGCGGCAGGGTGATGGTCGCGATGTTGTTGGAGCTATAGAACGCGCCAACATAGTCGCCGCGTCGCGGCACCCCGTTGGACGGCGCAGCCATCACGATTGCGTCGGTGCCGAAGTAGCAGACCTGCACGCGGTCACCAGCCGCCACGCCGCTCACGTGGTGCGCCAGACGCACGCCAGTGAGCACGGAGCCGCCGACCTGTACCTGCGCGGTGCCGTTGCCGTTGTTTGCGGTGACGGTGCCCCATCTCCAGCCGCACCTGGTGGACGGCGGCGCTGGTGCCAGCACGTCGGCGATGCGCTGCGCGGAGTCGCTCACGCTCATGACGTCCTCCTCTCGAACGCCCTCAGCTCCGACGTGGTAAGGCATCCAGCGGAGCCAATCTCGATGGACTGCGTGCGAATGACGAACCGCCCGCTGATGCCAGCGCTCGGCCACTCCACCGCCACCACGTCACCTACGCGAGCGCCGCACCAGACGTGCTCCAGCTCCACGCGCCAGATGGTGGACTGCTGCGTGTAGAGCAGCTCCTCCGCCTTTGCGTCGGCCTGCGCCTGAGTTGCGGTGTCGCTGTAGCTGTACTTCGCGACCTTGCGCCGCCCGAGGGTGATGGTGCTGTACAGGCTGTTGGGGTCATCGTCCACCGCCTCGCCGATGGTGGTGGAGTCCTCGCTCTCGTAGATTGCGAGCACGACGTTGCAGACGTCGCGTGAGTCGCGCTCCTCCTTAGCCTCGCTAAGGAACGTCGCGCTCTCACCCTCGGCGAACGTCCACGTCGGCTGCGTGGTCGACGCGACGGCATCGGGTGCCATGACCACGCGCCCGTAGGGGTCGGTGGATGCCGCGCCGTAGCCCGCGAGTCGCAGGAGCGCGTTGATCGCGTCTAGCTTGCTGCCGCCGTCCACGTCCCCCTCGTCCTCAAGTCCGAACTGCCACGCGGTGCCGAGCGTCCTGTTGCTGTCGACTGCCACGACCTCCAGCCCCGCGCCCTCGGCGATGCCCTTGGCGTAGGCTAGGATGCCAGTGCCAGCGGGGAGCGCGACGGGTGCCTCGAAGCTGTCATCCTGAAGCTCCACCAGACGCCCGTCGAGTTGTGCCGTGCTCTCGGTCACGTCACCGCGCACGGTGCGCTCGGGGATGGACAGAAGCCATGTGCCTAGACAGACGGACTCTGCGGTGCCGTCATCCCACGTCGCGTCGAGGTAGCAGCGGATGAGGTCGGAGCCGATGTCGAGCATGGACGCCACGTCGACGCGTGCGCTCTCGAAGGTCGCGGTGTCGGAATTGACGGTGAGCGTTCCCTCGCGGATGGCGTCGACTTGCCCGAGCTCGTAGCCCGTGGCGCGGGAGACGCGGACGAAGCGGTAGGAGCTCGCGAACGGCTTAGTCCAGTCGGCCATCTACCACGCCTCCTCGAACCTCACCGCGTCCCAGTTGATTGAGACCTGCCAGGTATCGCCGATGCCGTGGCTAATCTTGGGCTGCACGTGCGCCCGCCAGCGGTGCCCGAATGGGTCTCGCATCCATGCAACGGGGTATTGCCGGCAGAGTTCGCGCAGTCGGTCGGAGTCGTGCCAGAGCATGGTGTCAAAGGAGAGTGTGCCGCTCTCGTCGCGGTCGGTCGTGCCGTACCAGACGGGCAAGCCGTTGCCCGCGCCGCCATCCGCGAAGTGGTACGCCTCGCCGCCTTGGTCGAGGCTGTAACTCGCCTTGGGGTTGCCGACGAACGTCATTACCTCGCCCGCTGTCGCGCCGAAGTTTAGCGCCCACGCGGTGGACTCCACCGTGCGCGTCACAGTCGCTACGGACGTGGTGCCCACCTCGGTGACTGCGGTAACGGCGTAGCTGTACTCAACGCCCAACGGCGGCAGCGGGTCGATACAGGTTCCGCCAGACCGCAACCCAGACGCCACGACCCATCGCGTGCCGTCCGCGTTGACTCGCGCGACGATGAAATGGTCGGTCGCTGGCGTGCCCTCGCCCTCGAAAACCGTGATGCCTACCGAGAGGTCGGCGTGGTTTGTGCCAGTCCTAACGGTCGGGGTCGGGGGCGGTGCCCAGTGGGTGGTGAACGACACTTGGTCACTAGAGGCAATGCCCGCGCCGTTTAGTGCGTGGTACCTGAGCGTATAGCTCTCGTCGTTCACGACGATGCCGTCTGACGCGGCGATGATAATGGATCGCTCGTCTGAGGACGGCTCATACTGTAGCTCGACCCAGTTTTCGCCGCTCCCGCCCTGAATCCAAAGGCTCTGGTAGGAGATGCCCGTGGCGTCCGTCGCGTCCCATGTGATGACGAGCG